GAGTGTTTGTTGGATTTGTGGTTCCTACTCCAACATTAGAAAGTGTGTGAATACCTGCAGAAGTTTCTACCCAATAAGATTCTCCACCACCTCCTCCAGAGGCAGAAATAGTAACAATACCAACAGAAATTGGAGATACTGTTAAGTTGTCTCCAAAATTAATAGTTCCTGCAGTTCCTACTGTGCTACCACTGTCCTGAACAATTACACCACTACCACTACCAACAACTCCAGTTAATCCAGAACCATCACCAATAAACGAAGTTGCAGTAACAACACCAGAAACACTTAATTGGTTTGTAAAAGTAGTTCCAGTGACTGTTACACCGGCACCAAGAGTTTCGAGTTTTGTAGAATCTGAATGTTGAAGTTTAATAGGATTAGCACTAATCTCCAAATTTCCACCATCTTCCCTAATTCTGGTTACACTATTGAAACTATTGTGGGATATAGTTAGATCATTTCCATCACCAAATACGGCAGAATTGTCATCCAAAACATACAAAGAACTACTACCAGAAGTTCCTTTTAATGTAATATGTCCAGTGAAGTCAGTTGTAGTTAAAGTAGAAACACCAGAAACATTTAAAGTTTCAAGAGAAGTGTTTCCTTTGACTGTAAGAGCACTTGTTGGATTTGCAGTTCCAATACCAACTAATCCTGATGAAGTTGTAGTAATTACAGTTCCACCTGCACCAACTTTAAATGATCCAAGTGTGCTTCCCGCTCCAATGAGCGTACTTGCTGCACCAACTTGCAAATTACCACCAACAAAAGCATCATTATCTGCATGGAAGTTTGTATATACTCTTACTAATCGGTTCCAATAATTTCCACCACTATAAACTCTAAGTGCATCGTATGCTTGGTCTGGAGTTGGAGAAACTCCAGGTTCTGTTGTTCTGAAAACAAAACTTGATTCAGTTCCTGTGCCATCAGTTCCTGAATTTATTTGGAATGTAAAGACATCAGAATTGCTCTGATCAATATAAGAGTTACTTCCAAATCTTAAAGTATTTGATGATGAAGTTAGATTTGCAAGAGTTAAATTATTTCTAAAAGTTGCAATACCACCCGAGAATAATGAATTGCCAACAACTGTCAGTTTTGATGTAGGAGTTACTGTACCAATAGCAACGTTTGCGGTTGTACTAATACCAGAAGCACCGCTACCCCAGTAATTAAGACCTCCTCCAGATCCACCACCAGATATAATTGAACCACCGGCATAAAATGCAGTTGCACTTATAATTCCAGTATTACCATCAAATGAAATTCCAGAACCAACTAAAATCTTATTTGCATTGCCATCCAATACAATTGAAGATGAACCAACGGTCAAAATACCAGTAACTCTAGCATTACCATTAACCAACAATGAAGTTCCGGATGCACCAACTGCACCAACTTCAAGTGTAAATCTTGGATTTGTGGTTCCAATTCCAACACTTGAAGTCGTATTAATCCCTGCAGCAGTTTTATCCCAAGTTGGTGTTAAATTAGTACCATCTCCAAACTGACTGTATATTTCACTAAAGTTATCATTAATTATACCACCAGCAATTCTTAAACTATCACCAGTTCCATCGTTTGCGACTGAACCGGTGTTTATTGCTACTCTTGACATCGTAACTTACGTTTTCTTTTATTTATTTTAAAAAACATTAACTAGTATAGTTCAAGTACTTGAGTGGTTGAGTTCTATTAACAAATGCTGAAGTTGAAATGCCACCAATACCTTTTAGAGTATATGAATTGAATGGACCACTCTCTAAAGGTTCAGAAAGTATGACTTTACCCCAACTGAAGTTTCCATAGTAATTGGACGTAGAAATTCCTAGGAATGTTCCAACACCAGTACCAATTCCAATAGAACTGAAGTCATAAACTGTAGAATCGAATGTAATTGTTGTGGAACTGAAATCAATAGTACTAATACCACTTCTTACATAAACTCTTCTTACTGCAGTTGTTCCAACTCCAATAATGTTTACCAGAACATCTTGTGCAGAATAGACCTGATAGACGTTATCTAAGAATTGAGTTCCAACACCAATGACTTGATTTGAGTTACTGAGAGAATTAATAGAGGTGGATGCACTTCCCACATTAGAATTGTAAATAACGAAGAAATCGCCAGTAGAAATTCCACTTATAGTGATCGCAGAACCAACAAGAGTATTATCTCTCAGGAATGAATCTGTAGGAATGAACAGATCAAATATTGTTTCGAGAGTTGTTGTTCCAACTCCAACAATAACACCAGAATCGCCAGAATAAACGCTAGTATCAGATGTTTCTGTAAGTAATGTTGGCGGTTCAATGAGAACTACTGGTGGATTTGTGGAAGTATAACCACTACCCGTAGAAGTTACTGAAATTGTGTCAACTACACCATTAATAATTGCAGATGTTGCAGTTGCTCTATAAGAAACCGCAAGACCAACTGGATTTTCAATTGTTATTGCTGGTGCAGATGAATAACCATAACCACTCTCAGTAATGTCAATAGAAGTTACAGAACCAGCAGAGGAAACAATTACTGTTCCAGACGCTGCTACAAGAGAATCTTGCGAAATGAATGTAACTTGATTTTGGAAAGATAGTAGTGGACTTTCATTTTGTGCATCAAAGAATGGTTTGATATTATCAACATAAATGGTTGTTGAACCTACACCAACAGCACTGATTAGGTAAGAAGATGGGTTAATGAGAGGTTCATACTGAATTCTATCCTTACCAACAATTCTTCCGTTAATAATCTTGTCAGAAGTTTGTTTGCACCACTTAATGGGTCTTAGTAAAGTATCATCAGTAGTAATTCCGGGACCAGAGTAAGGATTTGTTTGAAGTGAATCAGTTGTGTTGATACCAGTAACAACTCTTTCCTCTTGCTGAAGTCCAGGACCTTGACCAAATCCTGGTTCGTAGTTCAGAGTTAATTCATCACCAACTTTGATTGTCTCAAGAACATCTCTAAAGACAACATCAATATCACCACTACCTTTGTAAAATATGACTTTGACAAAATCACCTGCCTTAGGTGCTTCACTAAATTCAACTACACTTCCACCTTCAAAGAAATATGCTTCACCTGGTTTCTGAAGAATATCATTAACAAATATTAGAAGTGTTGACTTAACATCAATATTTGAGCCCTTTGCAGCACGAATGGTAACTAAACCACCACCAAGTTTGAGTGGAAACTTCTTCGTTACCCCATCAAATAACTCTTCAAAACTATCAAGAACCTCAAGTTGGCCAAGAACCCATCCAGAGAAGAAGTCATTATAAGTTTTATCAATTGTAATCTGGAACTCGGAATATGGTTTTGAAGTATCAGTAGGAATTCCAGTGTTACCTCCTATTTCTACAGTTAGGATTTGACCTTGACCATATCCATATCCTGTATTTTTGATTGTGAAATCAATTACACTGGATCCTTGGCCAACAGTAACGTCAACCTTTGCTTCTGTTCCTATTCCTTGGAATGAAGAAGAACTATAAATGAGGGGAATGTTTGTATATGAAAGTGGACCATCAAAAACAACTAATGGTGGATTTGATGAAGTATATCCAGATCCTGGATTTGTTATTGTAACTCCGATGATGTGACCATTACTAACTGATGCGGTTCCAATAAACTCAATGTTAGGTGTTCCTGTACTTGAAGTTTGAACTCCAACGTTAACAACTGTTTGAATTCCGATTCTGTAACCAGAACCACTATTACCAATGCTAATGGATGAGATAGTTCCTCCAACAGAAACAATAGCAGTACCACCAGCAGAAACTAATGGTTGTAATCCAAATCCAGTAGTTGAACCAACAGAAACAATCACACCACCAACAGGAATACTTGCATTGTTAACATCATAACCAACAGAAGATGCAGTTCCAGTAAATCTAATGCTAGAAATACCTGCACTTTCAATTAAAGTATAATCTTCAAGTTCTGCTTGTGCTCCCTGAGGTCCTTGGAATACTCCATTAATAAGTATAACTGCATTGTTTGTGGAGAAACCTGTTATATTTTGATTGTTAGCAGTGAGAGTGAATGTCTTACCAATTCCAGTGAACTGGTTTGAAATTCCATCAAAGATATAATTTGATTCATAGGTTTCTTGTGCGGTATTAGGTGTACCACTTCTTAAGAAAGTTCTACCTTGGAAAGTAGAATGAGTAGTTACTCCTGTCCAATCTCTATCATTTGGTGGATTTGTTGTAGAACCTATAGGTGTTGGTCCATAAGGTGCCTCTGCAAAATGTATTGTATTTTCAATAATATTATAATTGCCTTCAATAATTCTAATGAGATCTCCTGCAGAGTGTGTAGACAAATTAGTTCCCATCCAACGTCTATCAACTAGAACTATATTGGTGCTTCCAAGACCAACCGCATTGATCTTCATAATCTCACCGTTAATTTGAATTAAATTGCCGCCAAAGAAAGAGGTTATTCCGGAGAAAGTTAATCGATTATCAACAGTTGATACATCTTTTGATAAAGTTGTTGTTACCGAAGAACCTACAATCGGAGATTGGAAATAATTATCAATCGCAATAATATTCTTAGCATTCTGATTAATTGCAGTGAATGAGTGAGATGTTCCGATACCAACAGATGTAATATCAAAAATAGTTGGATTTCCTCTGAGTGCATCAGATGCACTCCCAGCTAATTGAATAGTGCTTTCATTCAATTTTACGATATAAACAGTTTGTGGCAATTTATCTGTGGTTCCAATTCCAGTAACAATCGTTTGCGCTATACCAATCGCTTGCGTTGTTCCAGCGCCAGCATAAGAATATCTAACTTCTTCACCAGTTACGAAATAATGATCTGGTATGGTAATACTATTAGATCCTGTGCTGACGATTGAAGAATCACTTCCATCGAAATATCTTAAGAAAATCGGATTTTGTCTATGTGTAAGATCAAAACTTCTTCTAACAGATCTCTCAGTTCCTTCATAATTTCCAAAATTGCTGATGATTTCTGCGTTAGTAAAATCTATAGAATTTTTACTAATATTTACTTTTTCAAAACTTAAAGCATTTTGGAAAACTCTTACTTGAACATCAATACTTGGTTCGGGAGTAAATGTCAGTTGAGTCCCATTAGTGCTAACAGCAGCGCCAATATTTCCTAATGAAGAATGTGTTTGAATAATTCCATACTCAGTTATTGATGCAGATGTACCATCATCAACCACAAGCACCTCAGACATTTGATATCTCTGATTTGTAGTGTCTTCAACGCTTACAATGTAATAAGCACAAGAATGATTATTTGGATATTCTGTAATTACCGTTTCCGTTGGAGAACCAGAAGCAGCAATAGATGCAATTCCCGAATTTATGTAACCCGTAATAAGTTCTTCTGTTCTTACTCCAACAGAGGAAGATGTTGAACTTGCAATTGAAATTGCTAAAGTATTAATAGTAACACCAATACCAAGAGCAGAATCTGGTTTAAAATCTATCTTTATAATTGATCCATCAATATATGGAATATAAGTTCCAAGTCCAGGGATACCGTAAGAATTGGCAATAGTGTGGTCAGTTAATTGTCCGTAATCAACAATATCGACATTGGTGCCATCTTGAAGAAGATTAATTTCGTCAAATTCATAGAAGGAATTATCAGTAGCACCAATTTCAACTAAAACTTTTGCAGATCTATAAGTGTCTGCTATAGAAACTATATTGAATGCTGAAGAAGAACCAGTAGGAATTGTTGTTTGACTAGATTTTAAATTTACAACACTACCAAGATCACTCTGACCGACTCCAACAATATTACTCTTTAGGTCATGAGAAATATATGATATATCATAATCATTGACCGAAAACTTAACTGGATAAAAATTGAGTTGACCTAGAGAACCACTAATACTAAAGTCAAAAGATCCCAAATCTACATAAGTTTCTACTCTTCCATATTGATTTAAGTATCCATTTACATCATCATGCAAGAGAGAAACAATCAAGATTTGTCTTTCGGCAGTAAATCTTTTATCTCTCACATAAGTAAAATACTTCTTAGTTCTTGCGGATGCTAATTCAAACTGGTCAATAGTGCTAAATCTTGTAGATCTAGGATTACTGTTAAACTGATCACTTATATCATCAATAATAAGAACTCTATTTCCAACTGATTCAAAATAGTCAGTTAATACTCTATTTTGAAGTATAATTTCATCAGAAACTAGTCCTGTTCCAATTCTTGTAGTTCCTTCTGTCGCAAGATCAAATGTATAAACACAGTTTAGATCACCACTTCCAATAACATCAACAACAACATCTGCGACACTATCTTCTGCAAAAACATTTGCAGATGTTCTATCTCCATCTTGATTTTCAATCATCAAATCAGAGAATTTCAAGAATCCTGAGGTATGATTCAATGATTGAACAGAATCATCCCAAGTTTCAAGAGGAACTCTAGATTTTAGAGAGTATGAGAAGTATTGGTAATAATTGTTATCTGCTATTCTCTGTACATTATTGTTGAGGAATCCAGTATCATAAATCCATCCTTTATTGACTTTTGAAGTTGGACCTAATTTGATATAAGAGTCAAATTCAATCTTTCTCTTAATAATACCTCTAGTGTTTGATGATTGTCCTGTTAAAGTATCACCAATCAACAAGTCGCTATCAGTTGAAACCTTAAGATACTCAATTTTATTATTCCAGCTTTCTACAACACCAATTCCAGATTGAGAAATCACAGTTTCTCCAACAAAGAAATCATTTTTCTTGAGTTTTATATCAAAAACTGGAAAAATATTACTATTAACTACTCTACCGGTAGAAACAGTGAGATCAGGAATACCAGGAAACTCACCTGCGAATAGATAATCTGATAAATTGTAAGTTATGGATCCAGTATTTCCTCCAAGAGCAGGATTCACGGAAGTAACAGTGAATAATCTATAATCATAAGAAGATGAATTATATCCTCTTGCTGTTGAACCTACACCAACACTTGTATTTTCAATCAATACTTCATCACCAACTGAGAATGGAAATACATCACTAAATCCTGTATTAAATCCAACAGTTACATCTTTAGTTGTTGAGTTGTAAGATATGGTATTAATGCCAACTCCATTAGAATTATTGATAGGAATAATTGTTGGAGTTGTATTATACATTCCATAAGTATTCTTAACAATTCTAACCTTAGTTGCGCCAATTTCATATCTAAGATCTACATCAGTGACAACTTTTTTAGTAAATCCATCAATTACAACAAGTCCGGGAGGAGTTAGATAATTTTTACCTGCAGACAGAATAGTAATATCAACAAAAGAAGATAATGGTTCAATCTGAAGTATTTCTGGAAGATTTAAAGAAGGACTTAAAGTTAGATCGGTTGGATAATCAAATCCAATGTTTTCTATTTCATCCTTAACAATGCTTCCTATTGAATTACTTCGTACTTCAAAAATAGCACCAGAACCATAACTACTAATTACTGTACTGATTCCTGGAGTAAATTCGTAATTATAACCACCATTAATGATATTAACTCCAGACACTGCACCATAAGCAGTAGAAGAGTTTGTCTCATAGTATAAGTTTGATGTAGATTGATTGTATGAATTTGCTTCTGGATAATCGGTCAAATCAAAGGTAAATGTATTTGTAGTTCCAATTCCAGTAACTCTATGTGAACCAGTATACTTACTTGTAATTAGGTTAATCTGATTATGATTATAAACATCAGTATCTACAATTATCTGCTTCTTAACATCTCCAATAAAATCTTCATTTACATTTTCTAATCTGTAATAGAAATTATCTGGAACATCATCGTTCAATAGTATTAAAACTCTAGCAGTGGTGTCAATGCCAACTCTGCCACTTCTAATAACTTCAAAATTCTTAGAAGTTCCAGTTCCTTCAAATTCATATCTATAGTCAGCATCCTTATAGAAATTGAGATCAAAAGCAGAATATAAAGTAGGTCCGCTGAGGAAAGAAAGAGAAGAATCTGAAAGATCAAATGCAACTACTTTATTTCTGTAAATTTCAAGTTGTGGATTGATGAGTGATAATGTTCCATCAGAAGTACTGGTTATATCAATGTAATTTGGAACATTTAGGTTTAGATCATACTTTGTGGTACAAAGACGTACCTTATCTTTTGTATAATAGAGAATATAGTATATTCCTTCATTGGTTAAACCTCCAGAAGGAGATGATGCGGTGTAAATAACCTTATCGCCATTTTTGAAACCATGATTTTCAATGTAGATTGTGTCTTCGCTGGTGTCAATGTTGATTGCATTAAATGACTGTGGTTTAAATACTACTCTTCTGCTATTGTCATTATATTTGACTACGATAGTTTCGGTATCTTTTGGTACAGAAACCATATCAATATTGTCTCCAATTGAGAGACCATGTGTAGATGCTGTTGCAACTGTTACGATGTTCTTGGAGATTTCGCCAACAATAGATTCTCTTCTTGTGGTGAAACTATGATGATCTCCAGTACCAAAGTTTTCAAAGAATAGTAATCCAACAGAAGTTGTTGTTCCAAGTCCAACAAAACCTGTGCTTCCAAGACCAATCTTAACCGTTGAAACACCTATAAAATTGTTTGAAATATTTGCGACATAAAGATCTTGTGTTTGAGGTAATGGGAAGGAAGATATTCCATCAAATACAAGAATCTCAGAACCACCATTTGTCGAATAACTTACCTTTTCACCAGTTCTTAATTGATGATTTGGCAGATAAATTGATTGATAAGGAACAAATACTTGAGTAACACCAACACCTGGAAGTGAGAAGATTGCAATAGTTCCAACACCGACTGACGCACTAGTTCCAATACCTACAGATTCCTGAGGATTAAAATATATTTCTCTGTTTACTGAATACGCATAATCAGTTTTAAATCCTGTATTAATTCTAAACTTTCTAGGATCTTCATAAAGGGGTGTAGTTGCCGTATAAGCAGAACTTACGGTTGACTCATACTCTCTTAGAACTCTAATTCTTCCAGAAGCAGAATCTACATTAAGAACTTTTACTTTTTCTTGAGTTCCAATTCCAAGAATATCATTTTCTCTAACATAAGGAAACTCAAGAATTCCTGACAAATAGAAGTAGGTAGTGAGTCCAGTTACGCCAATAGTTGATATGCCCAGTGTTGTAATGAAGTTATCTGTTCTAACACCAATATTATAAGTTCCTTCTATTTTTGAGAAGTATGTATTCAGTCCAGATACATTAACTAACTCAAGATTCTTGAGACCATGTGGAGAAGTAGTAAATCCTATGATCTGACCAGAACCATCTAAAGTTGCAAATTCTACTGAAGAAAATGAAGTTGTTGATGCACTTACATTCGTTACATCTTTACTGAAAACTTTTTCTACCTTTGCTGCTGCATTTAAACCACCAGTTCCAGTGTTATCAAATATTAATCTATCACCAACATTATAATTTGTGCCGCCAGTTAAAATACCAATAGTTTCTACTTTTCCTCTTGATGCATAATTTACATTTACTGTTTGATTTTTAACTTTATCCGGATTAAAAATAAAGTTGTAAGAACTATTTGAACTTTTTAAAGCATAGTTAAGAGTGCTTCTAAACCACTTAAAGTCGTCAAACTTATATTCATCTTGATTGGACTCTTTACTGAAGTTAAAACTATTAGGTTGTGAATAAAAACTTGTTCCAATAAAATATGGATAAGTTGGTCTCTTATATCCTCTAAATGGACCGTCAGTATCTACTGAACCAGAACTAATGGTAGAGAAGTATGCATAAACTCCATTGGGAAAATCTGGAGTTACACAGAATCTTCCATTATGCTGGTCTAAATCACCATTTCCCTTAAATTCATAATCTTCATTAAAGAAACCTTGTGGAAAATAAGTCAGAGAAGGTCTATTTGTCTTAGAAACTAACTCATAACCCGATAACATCGCTTTTGCAGTACCACCCGTTGGGGTTGAATATCCATAAGGACCATAAATTGGATTGCCATCATACGACCAACCAATTATAGGTGAGTGATAGGTTGAAGAAACTTCTTCATTATTAACTTCTCTTAAGTCAGTAATTCCATAAAGAGTTAAATCATCAATGACATTATCGCCATTTTGAGATTTTGCATAAAGAGATTGTCTTAATTTTCTTGGCGCATAAAGGTGGCAGTACTGTAATCCATAAGAATCTCTATTCGATAGAGTAACAACACCGTCATCATTTCCGAGTATGTTAAAATACTTTTGGAATAGGTTGACGGTCCACTTTTGAATGTTTGCAAACAATCTACAGTTTTGACCGGCAGGAATAACATCTATCGTAGTTCCACCATCATATCCAATTCCACCATTTATTACTTTAACTTCGACAAGTTGACCATTTTCAACAATAGGTGTTAGTTTTGCATAATTACCTTTTCCAGTTATCAATAGATCTGGAGGAGTATTATATCCAGAACCGGGTCTAGTAACTAGAACCTCAGCAATTTTTCCTTGATTATCAACTATAGTAACTAGTTCTGCACCAGTTCCACTTCTTAGATTAAAGATTGGTTGTCTGTTATAGTTAATAACCTCTTCAGAACCATAATTTGATCCTTTTGTTGTCAAATAGACAGAATCGATACTTCCTCTGAAGATTGGTTGGATTTTTGCAGAAAAATCTTGACCAGAAAGAGTAGATACGCCAATATTTCCTGTAATATTTACTGTAATAGGTGTATAGTTGAATGAGTGAGTACCTGAACCAATAGAATTGAAGTTTATAAACTGTTCTGTGTCAAGATAGTATGTTTTTGCAGTTGTTCCCAGTCCAACAGGTGCTAATTTAAAGGAATTGTCATCAAGTTTTTTAACAAGATACTGTGAAGTAGTATTCAAACCACTAATTACAGAACCATCAGTAGAATAAATTATTTCTTCACCTGTCAAATAACCATGAGATTCAATATTAATAGTGCTTAGTGCTGTATTAATTCCAGAAACTGATATGGTTCTCTGCTTGTTTTGGTATCCTTCACCACTATTCGTTACAATAATATCCGATATAACTTCTTTTCTAACTGCTGATTTAAATCTGTGAATACCTACGCCATAATCGTTTAGATTGACGGTATTAATTCCAGATATTGCTTCATTTTCTTTTTCATGAAGTTTTACACTAAACCCATCAATCACTGAAACATAATATGATGCTTCAGTTGTTAGTCCAGCAATTCCTTTTTGGCCATCTGGTAGATAAATGACTCTTTCATAATCTCTAAACTTGTGATAAGTAGTAAATCCAATTGTATCTGTAAACAGATTTACATTTGTTGAAGAAGATTCTGCATTGAAGAATGAATTGTGCTCTACAGAAACCATATTGATTTCTGCAGAAGCATTTTTGCCATTTCCGCCCGTGATAGTTACAAATGGTTTATTAACATAATCAAAACCAGAATCAATTATTTCAATTCTCTGAAGAGAACCGTTTACTGCACAAATACCAGTTGCCCCAATACCCTGAGAATCGGATATATCCAAACTAGGTGGATTTAATACGTCATATCCACTTCCTCTTGAAGATACATCTAGATTGTCAATTTGTCCGTAGAAAATAGTTTCTGCTGATTTGTAATTTAAAATTTCTACGCCATTAACAAGGATACCAATTTTTCCAGGATTTGTTTCATAGTTACCACTCTTATTAACAGGATTGATGACTTCTCTTAAAATATTTTGTGGTTGCAAATTTTTGCTTGCAAAATCATAATATGATATCGTGTTTGAAGTTACAATTCCAGAAACTGATATGAAATTATTATCTGCGACATTTGAAGGACTTTTCGCTAAACTGATTCTAGTAGCGTCAATTCTTTTAATGTAATATAAACCTTCAACTAGTTCAGGAAACTTACTAACTACTTCTGATGTTACTGGATTTAAATCATCATCCAAACCAGCAGTTACCACTCTACCTGGAGAGTAATAAACTTTATCACCAGTATAAAAACCATGATCAAGTCCTGAAGTTATTTGTAAAACTTCACCACTAAAACTTCCTGAAAAAGTAACTTTCTTATCATATGGATTTAAAAGTTGATCATAGTAAAATGGTACAGACGGAGAAGCAACCAACACTTCATCAGAGTAGTTTGTGTAAACGTTTTGAACGTTTGCAGTATTTACGTTTAGTTGTGGATATATCGAAGAGTTTGGTTTTGTGATATATCTACTTACAATATATGAGAGATTATGACTTAATTGACCTTGACCTCGAATTGAAAATCTCTTGTCATCAAGAACATCAACTACAGTTGAATTATTTGAAACTGATGAACTATCAGTGATTTGTAATCTATCACCAATTCTAAAATTATGCGAATCAAAGAGAGTTACATCATATGTAAAGTTTGAACTATCTTGTAATATAAAAGAACTTACTTTAAATGTATTAGCAACGTTGTCAATCCAGTTGCTTCTTCTAACTGTAGATGAAGAAATGCCTAGGGTTTTAATTCTAGCAGTGTCGTCTTTTGAAAAAAGATAAGTGTCATCTGGAATAACCACTTCATCAAGAACAGATCCTATTCTTACTCTAATTTGTTCTTCAGTTGTAATTCCAGCGTATCCATATGCATAAACATCTAATCTAATTTCAGTTTCTGGAGATATTGTAGATGTTATATTTGTTACATTATAGAATTGAGTAACAGATTTTCCAGAATATGTTAGAGTAACTTCAGAACCACTAGAATAAGTTGTCACTAAAGTTCCTGAAGTTGGAAATCCTACGGTAGAATCGACATCAATTACAGTTGATCCAGAGGACACCTGAGATACTATTCTAGTTTTTGGATGAAGAGTGAAGTTTCCATACACAGATCCTTCAAGGATAATATCCTTATTGTAATCAAAGTCCAAACTTAATTTAAAATACTCTTCTCCACCTAAAAATATTTTTTCTACATCAGTAATAGAAGCATATGAGTTTTCAATTGCATATTCTGAGTATTCATCTTGATATAGAGTTTTATTTAAAAGATCTAGAGGATTTCCAGATATTGCTTCGACAACTAGATCTTTAGTTCTTCTATATCCAGCATCAGAGGGTCTGAAAAGATATTCTCTAGGTTTAATTACTTCAACTTGTTCACCATAAAGTGCCCCAAAAAGAATCTTAAAGGAGTCATCTGTGCCCTTTGAATCATAAAAATCAACTGCATTAAGAATAAAACTCCTCTTGTTCAGATCAGTTTCAAGAGGTCTTTCCGAGAATCCAGGAATAAATTGATTTTTGATCTTGGCAAAAAATTCTTGCAAGAATAAATTGCTAAGATTGTAAATTTTCGCTTCTCTTGTATGATCACTTGCGACAGAAGATCTAAAGGTTAACTCATCAGGAACATTTAGTTTTCTGTATGAAGTAACTCCACTGAATCCTCTAGAACAATTTTCAAATGTAGTTTCAGTTTTATACTCATAAGTGATAATTTCATCATCAATTAAGAGTAAACCATATCTATCAGGAAATCCCTGAGTAAAGGTGCTTATAAGAGCCCCAACACCTAAAGCACCTGCATTGATTGTTGTTGAGAATGAATCTAAATCTTCAGATAAGTATGTAAACTCTGTTGTCTGTGCATTTTCTTCAAGTTTTATATATTTGTCAATATTCTGAATTAAATCTGCAGAAGCACCTTGATATTCTTGAGAAACATAGTATTGCTTCAAGAATTCTACAAGAAGTGGTGATTCCTCAGCAATAAAGTCAGGAATCTGATTCTCGATGATAGATTGGATTTTTACTCTAGTTTCTGACATATTTCTTTATCTTACGACATTAATAGTTTGAAGAAAATGTTGCGGTAGTTGTTTGTGTAGCGGTAGTTGTTTGTGTAGCGGTGGTTGTTGCGATAGTGGCAGAACCATTAGTTCTTGTTACAACTTCTTCTCCACGAACTAAACTTCCATTTGTATAACTTGAAGAAACAATATAATTTGAACCAGATATGTCATTGCCAGAAGAAATTCTATCGGAGATAGAAGAAATTGATGTGTTATTAATATCTAGTTGCAAATAAAGATCCTGTAATCCGATAACATCATTTGAATATGGTGATGTTGATATTTCTATAATTGGTGCTCCGCGATTTATATTTGTAGAAATTATATTGATAGGAAACAGTTTTATCTCTCCCTTAATGTAGTTAATTGTCCCAACATTTTTTCTTACTATCACAGGTTGAGTTGGTGAATCTAATCTAAACAGATTTACAACACCAGTCTCAAGTCCCATATTTGGTGTATCGGACAAATAAACTATTCCAGAAATTCCACTCACCGTAAATCCTGAAGATTTAATGTTATGTCCTACTCCATATGCAGGAGAATGCCCATGGTTTTTAATATAAAATCTATTACCAAAACAAATCTCATACTCTGCAAAAGTGTTTAAAGCTGCTCTTAGATCTCTGCGAATAATTATGTTCGTGATATTTGAAGTAACTGATTCGTGACTTCCATCAATAATATTTAAAAACTTACTATATTTGAATCTGGCACCAAACTTATTGAGTTCAGTAGAATCTGCATATGTGTTGACATTTGATGAGATGATACTGTTTACAAAGTTTGCAGATGGTGCGAGATTGGTATTATAATAAACGTTTGCAGTTGCTTCAATATAAAGGTACTTAAGATCAATAATTTCTGGGATGATACCAGCAACTGCATATTGTTTAAGTTCTCTTTTGATATTATCCTTAATTAAGTTGGAAAGATATCTATCATTATATGGTTTGATGCTGATAAAAACTTTTCCAAATTGTGGAGGTGTCAATTCCTCTCCACCATAAACAGATACTGATTCTGCTTCTGGATAGATGGAAGGAATTAATGCTTCATAGTCTGCAGCAGTTACTGCTCTATTTCTTGAAGCATATATTCTAGTTGCATACTTTTTGATTGATTCAACCGTTTCAATAGAATCTCCTAACTGCGAAGATTCTAATGTTGTAAGTAAGGATATGCCCGATGTTATTAACCTTTCACTTTGGTCTGTGATTGTTCCATTGAAAACAAATGATGAAAGACCATTTGCATCAGATCCATTTGATACGATATATCTAACAGTAATATAATTTGGTTCTTCTAATGCTCTTCCAAAAATACCATCACCAAAAATTAACTCATATCTTTCATCTTCTATCTCTTGAATAAAGAAAACAGCAGATTCTGAATTGATATCAAATAAACTATTTGCTAAATTATAGGTTCTTGTGACAGAAGATGCTTCGCTTGGTTTTACACTAACCTTAATAGTGCGGGTATCAATTCCAGCATTATCAAGTATGAATCTTTGATTTAAATCAAATGAATTTATAGTAAAGTTTTGGATAACTTGAGTTCCTTCATATATTTCTACATCATTAAATTCTGCAATATTGTTTGTAACTGGTACAGTAATATCTGAAGGTATAATAAATGAATAACTTTCTGTTCCAAATGAACGTGTGGTGCAGACAACACCTGATTTAAGTGTTAGTTGCGTTGGAACATTTGTAAAATTGGTTGTATCAACAAAGAACGATATTTTTGCTTTTGCAGATCTTCTTGATCTTGGAACATATCCAATATTTCTTGCAAGAGAAATTACATTCTCTCTAAGTGTGGCACTATCAATAAACACTTCATTTGCCACCATGTTGGCATTATATGAAGTGATGTATGTATTATATGCAAGAATATCTACGATTGTTGAAAGATTAGATCCTTCAAAATCATAGTCAGTAAAATTTGAATTCGATCTAAGGTAATCCTTGATCGATGTTTTAATTTGATCGAAATCTAAATTAGCGAAATTTACTAGTGCCATTATCGTGTTGGTTGTAATGCAAATGATAATTGTTGAGCTGCGACATCAATTCCAACAATTTCATATCTAACGGTTACATTAAATTCGCCATTATCATAGTCTGGAGCGACTTTTACACTAAGTAAATTCACTCTTGGTTCAAAGTTATTGATGGTTGTTCTAATTTCATCCTCAATAGATGATGCAGTAATCTCATTTACGTTCTCAAAAAGAAGACGACTGACTTTCGAACCTAAAATTTGGTTAAAAGGTCTTTCTCCTTGATATGTAAGTACAAGATTCCGAATAGAACGGGCAATTGCGGTCTCATTTTTAATCGCAATCAAATCATAGGTCAATGGATTGACCTGAAATGAAGAACTAATGTCCTTAAAACCTTTACTTACCCGTTCTACAGGCATAAAAAATTATAATTCTATCTTATTTATTACCCTTTTATTGATCCATAAGTGGGTTCAGTACCATAATCCCAGTCATCATAATCTTCATCATTACGAATTTTTTCATGTAACTCATTTTGAGTATGAAAATCGTGTTTTTTGGGTGTCATATCATCATTTGCAATCTCGCGGAGCATTTTTTGCTTTGGATTTACTCCATAATCAGTAATTAAATGTGTTGTTCCCCAGGTTTCTCTCATATAATCAACATTCCTGTCTGGATTCGGGTTGTTTGCCATCTGTTTCTTCCTCTTTTAGGGGTTGAACAGAACTTTTTACGGGGTTGCTATCCCGTTCTTTAGCAGTTTTCCAGAAATATTCGTCCTCACGACCCATACCAAGACGATCAAAACCACACTCTACTTCATAAACCCGAGTTGATACCTTAAAATCAGGCATTTTTGGTTCACTAGGAGTCAAACTGTTATCAAATATACGTAATCTATTGTTTGGATACAGTGCAAACTGTCCATTTTCAAGTTCAATTAGATTATGAGACTTATGTTCAGCAGGGTTTTCACTTGTTGCCCAATCAACCATGTCTGGATCGCGATGATAATTATCTAATGTACAAACATATGTACCTTTCATAATACCATGATCACGGGTATAACACTCAAAGTCCATACTACCAATAAATTTCTTATCAATACTTACTACACCATAATCCATACAATTCCAGAATTGTAGGTTGGGTAGGTTCATATCAGGTGAAGGGGTCTCAGGACGCGCTACAAAGGCACTGAGGGGCAGCTTATCGTACATTGCAGCATACTCTGGTAAGTATGTCTCAAAATAAAAAGCGCGTCCAGGAATCGACTTAGCCGAAACCCAAACGCCCTTTACAAATTCCCCCCATCCACTTTGATGATCAGTAAGATATTCTTTACGAACCCATACTTCAACTGATGGTAGATTAGTGATTAAACAACTCATTTAATTTTTGATTCTGTACTATTTAACCCTTACCTTGTCCACGATACTTTTTCTTACGACCATTACGAGAGGTTGCAGAGAGTAGTGTACGAGGACTACGCCCTTGACGAGTTTTCTTAGGAGCACCAGGCTCAAACACAGTCTTATTCGATCCACCTTTAGCCATTAGATTTCCTCCAGTTCAATTAAATTACTATCAAAAGTTTCATCCGAGAAAAAGCGTTCGGATAAGTCTTGTAGGACCTCACTACATTCTTCATGAGTAAGGTCCTTATAAATCTTACGCCCTTTATAAAGTACGTTAAATTTAGTCATTAGATAACACGAGTCTTTTCGTGTCCAACACGAATCCGAGGATCACACCAGATATCAAAGCCTTCTTCCTTTGCATCAAGACAGAAAGAAACATCTTCCCCACACATATCTTGAACTGCACCAGATTCAAAGACTTGCATCTTAGGAGCAAACCAAGGATATTCAAGATTCTCAAAAACACCCTTCTTAATCAACACCCATCCGAATCCAGTGTAATCAACAGTGAATGGCTTCTTACGCTTACTAATCGATTCAACAGTCTCATGATTCATCACACCACCATTACGTCGGAAGTCATCTTCTTCTAACCAGTGTGCTACTGAGGTTGTGTGACCATCTTCTGTTGCATACCATCCAGCAGTAATCTCACGTTCCGTGCCATCTTCTGAAAGTGCAAGATCACACAGTTGCCAGAACTTTTCTGTGGTAAACACAATATCACTATCAATCCATAATTGATAATCATACTGCAACTTTCCATCCCAAGGAATTTGCTTCGGTCCACGAAGAACATTTGCACCTAAACACTTACAACGTGCAAAGTTCACCATAGAAGAGTAATCCTGACTAATCTGAATACTCATACCATTCTGTACCATATCAAAGCACAGTTGGACAAAGTTCTTCAGAAAAATAAAACTACATCCACGACCTGGTAGACAAAAAACAATTGTCTTCCCACGCATCCGTGCCTTGATTGCTTCATAATCCCACTCTGCTTCCTTTGGTTTTGGTGCAGCAGCTTTCACAGTAAATCCTTTTGCCATAAGTCTTAAAAACTTTAGTTCAATTTTAACAGTCTATATATGCCTTTGTCAATGCGAGGAATTCAATATTGTTTCCTTATTCACAACTAATTCCTCATATGACAAATCCTCAACACTATAGTCAGTCTTCATTAAACCAACCATATTATTAA